GCCAATACGCCGGGAATGTACGTCGGCGTATTGTTAATGTCAATCGTTTCAAATTTTGCAGAAATTTTTGGCCAGATTGATTTCAAAAAGGAAGGGGGCCTGTTCCACGTGGAACACCCCCACCCCCTAATACCTGACTAAAGTTGAGGGGCTTTACGTTCAGATCCGTTTGTGTTTGTGTGAAATCGGGCTAAAGCCCCTGCCCGCTCGACATGGGGGCCATTTTCCGTGGTAAGTTGTTGATTTTTAAGGCTTTTTTCCATTTGGGCGGCGGGACTCCGCCCATGTTCCACGCGCCTTGATAATATGTTCCACGATTATGTTCTGGGGCGTTCCACGCGGAAAAGAAAACATGTTTCACGAATAAAAAGATATCCACATAATCCAACATAATCGAAAACGCGGGTTATGTTGCGGGTTTAATAAGGTGCAGCACGCGCACCAGGGCGCAGCTGGACCAGGTCCAGGCGCTGCAGATCACGCACCAGGGACCGCGCACCAGGTTGCAGGTATCACGCTGAGAAGATCAGCCTGGGCGGATCACGCACCAGGGATCACGGCCCAGGGATCAATAGGCGGACCTCGCAGATCGCGCGCGGCACCCCATCGGCGGCGCCTATCGATAAAGCGCACCAGGTCGCACGCACCAGGGACCAGGGACCAGGCGCCAGGCGTATCAGATCCAGGGCCGCGCACCAGGGATCACGGGCCGCGGGCCCTGGGCCTGGTTGCCATGTTTTGGCGGGAAAAGGTGCGGCAGCTGCACCAGGTGCGCGCCAGGTTGCAGCTGGCAAGGTCCAGGGCATGCGATACGGCGGAATTCAGGGGTGCGCTGCAGGGTTGCGGGCAATAAAAAAGCGCCCCTGGGGGCGCTTGTATGGGCCGCAGGGCGGCGTTATTGGATCAGCTGGACCGTTGCTGCGGTGCGTTTGTCGACCGTTCCAGGGCCGCCAGCGCTGCAGCTGCGACGCCTTGCCAGGCGCGCGGATCGATTAGGCGGTTGTTGGCCTTTCCAGGATCCGCCGCCAGGACCTGGCGCGCGTAATAATCCAGGGCCGCAACCACGAATGCGCCGGTAAAAGCGCCGGCGCGGTAATCGTCGCGCATCAGATCCAGGGCGGGATCAAGACTGCGGCGGCTCATGCTGCACCCCCTGACAACCGGCGCAGGAAAAAATGCGCGGTGTCGATCGCGTCGGCCTTGTCGTCGGTGTGGTAGTCAGCGGCAGGATAGATCACGCCACCAGGAAAGGTTCGCACCCGATATTCGCCCCATTCCGCGTCGCGGTAGATTTTCACGGAATCGCCCTGGTGGTTCAGGGATTCAACCAAACGCAAGCGGCTCATGCTGCACCCCCTAGTACGCGGTCCTGCACGCGGGCGGCGTATTCGCGGAAAGCCTCGGGTTTGTCGGTGTAATAGTGCCCCCAGGTGGTGGTGCGCAGATCCCCATGGAAAAAGCGCCAGGTGATCCATTCCCGTTTTCCATGCAGGCCCGATGCCAGGACTACGCCTTCGCCGGTTTCGGGGCTATATTCCAGGTCGATCAGCTGCGCGCCGTTCGGCAGGTATTCAGCGCCATCAGCGCGGAATTGATCCCAGGTTTCAATAGTGCGGTGTTTCATCTTTTCATTCTCCTGTATGAGAGCCCAGGCGGCGGGGTGCCGCCTGGTGCTGGGGATTATGCAACGGCGAGCGGTTGCGGTGCAAATAACTCGGGGCGCGGGTGCACCAGGTCGCGCGGATCGAATTCGACCAGGGCGCGGGTGCTGATTGGCGGGTCCGCCTGGTTCAGGGTGTCAATCATATTATCCAGGTGCAAACGCACGCCGCCGTATCGGTCCGCCTGCAGCGCCGCGGCGTATTCATCGCGCAGGTTTTGCGACTCCAGGGCCTGCAGATCGATATCGTCCCAGGTGCCCAGATCCTGAAAATGGGCCGCCAGGTTGCCGTCCAGGTCGAAAACAAAAAACCCGTTTTCCTCGCACCAACTGGGCACCAGCTGCGCGCCCAGGGCGCCGAGCTCCTGGCGCAGTATGTTTTCAGTTTGCACGCCGACCGAATAACCATCGCTGAACCCGAACAACAAACGCGCCAGGGCCGCCAGGTTTGCGGTTGCGTATTCGGGTGAATGCACAAGCAGGTTATGCTTTTTCGCGGTATGCACCAGGGCCGCGACGGATTCAAGGCCGCCGTTCCAATGTAGGTAAATTGCAGCGCCGCAGGTATTGCCCTGGCGGTCGGTAATTTGAAGGTGTGCACGGTTGCCCATGTTTTCATTCTCCTGTATGTGCTGGCACGGGATGCGCCAGGTCCGGAAAGCATAGGCGCGCCGCGCCAGGATTGCAAACGAAAAAGGCCCGCCAGGTGGCGGGCCCCAAATCACCAGGTCTACAGGCAAACCCTATGCGGCGATTTTCTCGGGCTCAATCGATAGCAGATCCGCGGCGCGCGCCTTCAGCTGGGCGCCAGATCCAAACCAGGCCGACTCCAGGCGGGTATTGTTGGAACGCCCGCGCTCATGGTCGACTAGCTCAGTTACCGCATTAAGCATGCCCCAGCGCGTGCCCTGCACGCCGTCGATATTCGATCCAATGGCGCCGCCCTGGAATAATTCCATTACACGCTTAAATGCGCGCGATTCGCTGATGTCGTTGTTGGAACGGTGCCAGGGTTGCAGCAGATCGCGCAGGAACAAATCCGCCTCCTCGGTGCCCATGGGCAGCTGCGTCATGCGGCGCGTGTTTTCCAGGAACGCATCCCAGGCGCCGCCTACCATGATGCCCAGCTGCGCGCGCACCTGGTCGCGGTCGAATCTCTCCGAATGCAGGATCCGCACGGCGCTTTTTAGGTATGCGGTACTGGTTTCGGCCTCGCCCCTGATGGCACGCCCGCCGGAATATCCACCGACCGCCGCCGTTATAGTGTTATTACAAACGACGCGAATTGCCGTAAATTTTGCGACGGTTGCCATTGTTCCATCATAAGAGGTGCCCAGCAGCAGATAAGGCTTTACCAGGTCGCGATCCAGGACCGGCGCAGCATCGCCGACGCTGGCCAGGGCCCAAACGCGCTTACCATCGGAAAGCGCGCCCGCGGTCTCTATGCGGAACCCGTTGTTATCGACCAGGTCGCGGAAAAAATCCATTACCTGCCCAGGTTGCACCACCTGGTACCCATCCGAAACCACCGCCAGGGGCGCGCCGGTGTCGCTGCGGTGCAAAACCTTACGGTTTGGCCATTCCTGCAGATCACTTGCCGCGGGCGAGTTGTACAGTACCGGCGACTCTAAAACGGTGTAACCCAGGCCCGCCTCGCGGGTCCAGGTATCAATATCGGCATCGGGTGTCAGCGCCTGGCCCAGGCCGTGCCAGGGTGTGGTGCCAATGTATGCGATCGCGTCGCGGCCTGTGGTTTGATCAATCATATGTGCCATTTTTCATTCTCCTGTATGGGTTGCAGCGGCGCGGAATGCGCCGCTGCGGGGCAGTATGCGCAAGTCTATGCGCGTTTGCAAGCGTAGCGGAAAAAGGAACGGATCCGCGACTGGTTGTTGGTGTGATGGGTTTTGCCCAGGTACTGCGCAACCCATTCATGGCGGGTTTCGTAATCAGTAGGACGGCCCGCGCTTTCCAGGTGCGCCACAATGAACGCGCCCAGGTCGCAATCCTCCTCCAGATAAACCCAATCATTCAGCTGATAAGAGTAGGGCGAAATTTTGTCGGCGACGCCGACGGCGTGCAAATCTGCACGCGGTACGCGAACCCATGCATGCCCTGGATCGGTGAATACTTGATATTTCATTTTTTCATTCTCCTGTATGTGTGCGGAATTGCACAAAGCGGAATGTAAACAATAGGGCCCTACAATGCAAGGCCGAGATCCCCCGCCACATGATGGCGCAATAGATACCCTGGCGGCAGGGATGCGGCAAAATCCAGGACCGCATCAGCATCGGACCGCGCGCTTTCCTGGTCGCGGGTTTTGTTCCAGGCCATATATACGCGGCCCTGGCCAGCATAACACCCGCCTTTTTCATTCGACCCTACGCGCTTTTTCTGCGTGCCATGCGCGACAAAAACAACCACATAGTCGCGATCCCCGCGGGCACACAATGGGCGCCCATTCCCGCAGCTGGCGCAAGTAACACCGTCGCGGGTTTCAGCGGGGCAGCGTACAAACTGCACGCCCTGCTCATGCCTGGGCCATGCGGTATCGCTTACCGGCGCCGCGTATACGGCGGGGCATTTTTTGCTGGCACGCGCCGCGCTTTCCACATCATCAAAGCTTGCATTGATCACGGTCTCGCCCGCCTTCCAGGCGTAGCGCGTAGGGTAGGAATTAAAATGCGTATAGGTCCAGGCCTGGCCATTGCGCGGCACGGCGCGCTTAAGCGCTGCGAGGTATTCATCATCAACAACGGGCGTACCTTTCCGGCCTTCGGGTTTCAGCGGGCAGGAATTTGGGCAGGTTCCGAAAGTTTCGGTATTGCCTGCGCGGTAGGTTGTCGCGATCGGTCCGGTTTTTGCGTTACTGGAAACGGCGATGGTCTTTAGCATGGTTTCATTCTCCTGTATGACGGCGCCACCACTAGCGCCAGGGCGAAATGTAAACAATACGCGCCCAGGGTGCAAGCTTTAATTTCGCAATCCTGAAAACAACAGCATTCCGAGAATTCTGCGCAAGCTTCCCACGGTTTCGGCTTGGCGTTCCTCTTGTGATTTGCTGGGCACGGGCGGGATGGGTTTGTGCGCGCGATCCCGTCGGCGCATTTTGTGATACTTGCGGGCCATCTCAGCCCCCCAATAGTTTTGTGCCGATGACGACAAAAATACCGGTCAAGATTGATTCCCACATCACGCGCCCCTCCCATCCTCGGGCCATTCTAGGCCGGTCTTCAGTTCAAAATACGCGTCGGCATATGACGCCCACATCTCGCCCATGGGCACGGTGTATTCATCCCAAATGACGGCGTAAGTTCTGCGCTCTATCGGGAGATAGGCGGTTTCGGGGTTCGACATAATGAACGGGAATTTTTTCCTACTCTTGTCTAGCATGTTGAGCTCCTTTCTTGCTGTATGGTCGCGACAGTAGTTGTCGCACGATCAAATTACTCGACAGGCTCGCCCCCTGTCAACAGGTGGCGGACAATATGCCATTGCACGCCCTTTTTCAGCCAACGCCCGAGCGGTGGCGTATCGGTTCCAAGCATCATCAAATCCTCAGCCTGCCAGCCCTCATACAACAAAATTTCGGACTGGCCCTTGCTGATATGCTTGTTGTGTTCTACCAGAAAATAGGTCGGGCACCCGAGCTCGGCATGCTTAAGATGAAACGCTATCTGGTGCGGGCTCATCCGAATCTTCTTCCCGCTCTTCACCACCTTCAGTTCCACCATCACGAACATTCGATCCTTCCGAAACGCTATCAGGCAGTCCGGGATACCTAAGTTCACGCGGCTTTCGATCCGAGTGATCAGGCAATCCGGCAGATTGTCCTTCAGCCTCTTGTACAACAGGGTTTCCGGGTTCGCTGGCATCCTCAATAATCTCCGCTTCGGCTTCCAAAATAACGCGCGGCGGTGGTCCGCCGTACAACTTCTGCAGTTCGGCAAGCTTGGCCTGCACCTCTTCTTTGCTCATCGAATCGATCGTGCCTACACGGATTTCCTTTCGATCAACATAAATCGTTCCCAACGCCTGCCCGCGTCGGTATTCAGCCTGCACGGCAGCGCCATAGTTCCCGGCCTGAAAAGCGGCATCACGAATCTTCTGCAGGTCGCGCATATGCCGGTCAAAGGTGGTGCCGTATTTCTCCGCCAGTTCCGCACGGAATTCCTGAATGGCAGCGACAACATGCGGCGCATGGTCAGGATTGGTCAACCGGCTGGCAATGCTGCTCGCGCTCTTCGGGGAAAAGCCTGCACGGATGGCGGCTTCCTTCATCGTGATTTGCCCGTCGTTGCTGACGTATTCCTTCACGAACGCCCATTCGCGCGCAGTCAGGGTTTTCTTTTGCTGCTTCAGCGGCGCAACAGGTTTGTTCAACCGTTTCTTCAGCTTGTCCGGCATCACCGGCGGGACATTCCAAACGTCTTTTCTGCCCATCAGCCGCTTAACCTCCTGCAAACGTAAGTGTCCGAGTATTTGTTCAACCGCCGAACGGTAAACAAGGCCCACGGGGCCTTTTCGGATTTGTACCACGCAATCGCTGAACGGACATGCGGAACGTCGTCCGGGTCATCAATGAAAAAGTAATCGTTGCGGCCCATGTCGTCCAACGGAAAAACGTCCCGGTACCACGCTGCGCCCCGTTTCCTTTCGTAGCTAAACTGCACCGGCGGGTGCTGGACCAGATCCAGCGGCTTGTCGTACTGGACAGGCATCAGAGAGTCCTCCGGCAAATACAAGTGTTCGCGTCCGGCCCTTTCTCAATTTCAAACTTGATTACGGGAAATTCCCGTTGGCCCGGTCGGTTCAGCAACTCTGGGGTTCGCTTTTCTACCTGCCGGTAAATGCAGGAACGGATTGCGGGCACAATGCTGCGCGGGAAAACAAAGAAATCACCCACCTCGAGGTCGCCGATCGGGTACACGTTCTTCCGCTCGCCATACTTCACAAAGTATTCACGCGGCATCACATCACCCTCCGGCAATACCACTCCGATCCCGTAGCGTCCAAACGGACAGTGAACTTCACCGCCGGGTGGCGTTGGCTATACAGGGATGCTGCGGATCGGGCACGGGCGGCATCGCCTGCCGTTTCCATGCGGAAGTAGTCACCGATCAGCATCAGCTTGAACGGATACCGGGAGATCCTTCCCCGCAGGCGCACCACATGCTCTTTCGGCTTGATGCCGGGCATGGTTACTTCGACGTCTTTTGCTCTGCTCATCTTTCTACGCTCCTATTCGTTATGTAAGTAATGTACCGGCAGCCCTCCAGAAGTGCAAGCCCAGTTCTATATATTGTTTTCGTTTGGTTTTTTACGCATTAATGCGTAAACAATAAATCGCGCGCGATCCCCGTAAAAATAACCCTATTGTTTTTGTTTCTTACGTCTATAGCCGTAAGGTTAACGTTTCCCTGTAATGTCCTAACCCCTTGTCCTGTATACGTTATCTGTCCTTTATCAACCAACATTACGTCTATTGTTTACAGAATGTCTTTATTCTGATGATGCATAAAAAACCAAACGAAAACAATATATAGTCCAAAACGCATTACGTCTATTTGCACAAAATTTAGGCAACCTGACCCTTGATCCATGGTCCATGATCAACTCTCCCCTCGACACCCCCCACCCATCGCCCTCCCCAATCAATGTTAACAATACCATCGAAACAAACGATGACCCTACCTATTGTTAACGTTAACAATATGGTATAATTGGGGTTGAATCCCAAACGTGGATTCATCGAGGTTCACGGACCTCGAGTTCTTTAACGACATACAGGAGAAAGCATGAAAGCAACCGTATGGGTTGACCGCGACGACGCGGGCTGGACGGTCACGCATTCGTTCGAGGACGACAGTCAGGGTGGCGACACCTTCGAGGCGTGTAGTGATCGAGGTGCGGCGTTGAAAGAGGGCAGGGCTCGAGCCCAGTTCCTTTTGGCCCGTGAACCACGGATCACCGAGGTGGATCTTCGGGTCTGGAAAGTCCGCGATCTCAAGCAGGAAACCGTAGCCGTGTACCGGCGTTGACCATTGACCCCCGCTCGACCTCGAGCGGGGGTTTTTATTTGACTGCCCGGCTCATATCGACGCATAACTGGCGCATAACTCTGCCTAACCGCCTGATTCCTATGGGCCGAATGGCGCATAACTCATTTGACGGTCATTTGACTGGCGCAAAAAAAGACCGCCCGAAGGCGGTCAAACTTCACCATCTACCCACACAAAAACCTAGTCGTTCCAAATCTTCCTGATCTGGCGGAGGATGTTTTCCCTCCTGTACATCAACCGGATGTACTCCTCGGACGTGAAATCGTACGAGAACGCCTCTCCTTCGACGTTAGAGCGTCTTTTGGCGATCAGCAGGGCACGACTACACGTCGCAGCCAACTCCTTCCTGAGAGCCGCCAGATCGGGCCTGTGCATAAAGTGCGCGGGGCGGTACTTCATGCCGCACCCGACTTCGGCCCACCGGACCGGGGTGCGATCTCGCCCCGCAGAAATTGAATCGTGTACTTCAGGCATTCCTGTTCATCCTCCCATTCCTTTCGTCTGGTCTTCACCGCCATCTGCGCGACGTATGTCCGGCGCATCTTGGCCTTGCGCATCAGGTCCTCAGCGACCGGGTGTGCGTATACCGAATCCGCTCTAGCCATGACAACCCCCTACTGTGTAGTCCTTGTCTGCGCCTGCCATGGGCAGCCAGCCGGGGCAGTTCTCCGCCGACACCCGTTGGTTCGGATTTTTCCGAGGGAAGATCGTCCAGCTTTGGTGTTCACGGGCCAGGGTCCCGGATTTGCGAGAGCGTTTGCACTTATGCGCGCAGTCGCACTCCCCGTCGTAATAGCACATGGTCAGGTCGCTCATTGGCCCTCCTTCGACGTTGAGCGGTGATTAGGTCAGCCAGTCCACCAACTTGAGGCCGAGAACGACGCTCAAGCCGATGAACAGGGCCTCAAGCAGCTTCCATTTCACAGGAACCCTGCTTCGTGGGCAAAGGCCAATACGATCCCGATCAATGCCGCGACCGTCAGGATCCAGATCCAGTTGGTGTCCTTGTCGGGGGTCACCAGCGGGGGTTCGGCAGGACGCGGGTCAGGATTTTTTACCGGCGTTATGGAGCCGGGAACCGCACTTTCTCCGGTTCCGCCCAGCGGATTGGTCACCTTCGGCAGATTTTCTTGCTTAGGCTTCAAGGTCGGGGTGGATTTTTTCGTGGCCTTGGGCTTCTTGCTGGCGATTTTCTTCACCGGCGTCGATAAAGCCTTGGCAGCGGTCCATCCAGCCTTCTTTCTCTGGTGAACAACATAATCAGGCAGGCCTGCTTCACGCGCAGCCTTGCTGATATTGTCGATTTTGTCCCAACCGAGCGAATCGGCGGACGTCTTTTTGGTTTTTGCCATCTTACTTTCTCCGTTATGGCGTACATACGTACGAAAATTGCTGACTTGCGATTACGGCGGTCAGCGTCACCGCACGTTTTTCTGCGCCCCCCGGAGTTCTCGGATCAGAGGGGACACAACCCGCGAATCGCTCGCGGGGAGGGAAACTACAGTTTGGCTTCTCCGGTAGCGCCGACGCCCTTGAGTACGCGGATCGCTACATGGCGCTGAATATCATCAGCGGTGGTTTCGGTTTCTGGATCGTTGACGTCTGCATCCGCAGCAACGTCATCATCATATTCAACGTCAGTCTTGGCGTTCTTTACGACCACTTCCACCTCCGGGAGGATAATCTTGGAGCCGTCATCACGGGTCCCTGCGACGGTGGATTCTTGAACAATCTTCGGCATTAGGATTCCCCTCTTGCATATAAAGTGCCATCAAGCGTGCGAAGGGTTTCCTTGCCCCGCTCAAACGTTTCGAGAGTCTTGGCCCGTGAGCCGTGGTCCAAGATCTCTAGGTGTTGCGTATCAAGCAACACATACTGTGCGTCTTGAACCATCAAGTCTATTTCATGAGCGCAGGCAATGTCATTCTTTTTCGAGAGATTCACAATCTTTTTTGCAAGAGCTCGGGCCTTCATCAGTATTTGCTCAGGTGTATGGGTCATGGGCGGTCCTCCTCGTTGATTTCATACCGATACATTGGATTGTCGCGGCTGATTACGTCGTCGGGTTTCTTGATCCCGTGGGCTTCCTCAATCGCGCGGCAGATATTCAAGATAGTCTTATCTTCTAGGTTCTCGTACAAATCTCGTAGTTCCGGGAGTGTAAGCGGCTCGTGATGTAGATACACCTCTCGCAATGCGTCTGTCAGCATTTTGACATTTTTCTCGTTCGCAGCCGGGTATCCGACGTGCGGCGAGAGCCAGTATTTATGATTCCGCCGGGCTGACATCAGTGCAGTAATTGGTCTTCATGTTTAAGGATTGCGTCCATCATCTGCTCATCCGTCAGATTCTGGGCCATATACAAGAACTTCATCAGAAAGCTCTTGGGCCATGGGTCTTGACGCACGACCTCGGCGAGCATCATCAGCGCCGAGATCGCCCCGTCATACCCTTCTGCATACCCGGTGCGGTAGGCGTCTTCCAATTCAGTCACGGTGGTCATTCTTCACACCCTCCAGTTGGGCAGCGGTTTGCTGCAATGTCAGGGCTCATACGGAACCCACAGGTGTCGTCCTTCAGGTGCTTCCAGTAGAACGGTTCATCATACTTCTCGTCTAGGTCGAGCCAATGCTCACAGTCCAGGTTCACGCAGATATTCGATGCGCTACAGTACGTCTTAATCATCTTGCTTCCTCGAGGTTATACATGTGGGCAACGCGCCCGTTCTCGATGTTGCCGACTATCATAGGCTTAATCCAGATTGTCTTCCCATTAGCCAAGTTTCTCCAATGGCCCCGACGTTCATGCTGACGAGGGCTGGCGTGGGTGCCCCCTTTGTGGTCGCCTTTTTCGTAAGTCTGGCTCTTCGATAGATCTATCTTCGTCCATTCAAAAAGTGCTTTCTTGCCCTTAGCAACACGCTTTTTGTTATTGGTGCTGCTGCTGGCTGAAAAGGCAACCAGATCCTTTTCCTTGTTGTAGAGCTCAAAAAAGGTGTTTATACGCAACAATACGTTGGAACAAAACTGCAGTACTTCGTTTTTAACCTTCTCACCTTCATTGCAGTACTCCAGCAACGTTTCATGCAGGGCTACTTCTCCTATAAGCTTCGTTTCATGCGGAATGCTGAACAATACGTAGGGTTTATCGTAGTCACGTAACTGCCACACCACCCTTTCCGCTCCCATGTCTTCGATCAAATACCCACTAGATTCCCCGTCTGGAGTTACCCCAGTTATGGCCACTTTTTTTGATGGAAGCGGATGCTGAACATAGTCGAGGCTGGTTATGTGCCCGACGAGGTTCTTGTTTTCCTCGAAGTAGTACCACCCATATTGATCAGCAGTGTCTACGTATGCAGAAAGTTCCTTTAGAACTCTTGCGACATTAGTCGTCATTTTCATTCCTCACTAAGAAATTGAACTCCCGAGTGATCAGGTTGTGCAGGTACAGTTGCGTGTCAACATCATACTTCCATAGCGAGTAGTTGAAACGCCCCAAAAACCTAAATGCGATGTCAAACGTCATCTTCGGGCCTCTCTCCTTTCTCAAAGCGCTCCTTGATCTCGGCGCGCAGTAATTCTAAACACCTCAAGTGCTCATCCACCACCTGCATGGCCTTCTTGTATCCGCCGAACATGCGAGGTGGTTTCGAGCGATTGAGTGCCGCTTCGATGTCTAACAAATCATCAAGACTCAGCATAACCCATCAAATCGAGCGCTTCCCACGTGATCCGTGATTCGTCATCCTCGGTCATTTTGTTGTAAAGCGTGTTGTCCTTGCATCCATCCCGGAACACGTCGAACTCTACGGTGTACCCGCCACGGTAATAACATTCCTCGCCCGCCAGCGGATCGGGGGCTTCGTACTCTGTGTAGCGAACGTAGATCTGGCACGGCGTACCCTGAATGTCCGAGTCAAATTTGATCTGGTACTTCATTCGTTGGCCTCGATGATGATCACGGTAATGACCGTGGCCAGTGATACGTATGCGATGGCTTCAAAAATCCACATTGGGAACCGCCTCGCCTTTGCCACACCACATGCTTTCGTCAGTGATGGGGAAACTCCACCACATCGTACTGCGCACGAACATATAGTCATCATTCTTATCGTACTCACGCCCTCGGGACAGGTCCGAGATGATCATGGCAATCGCTTGCAGATCCGGCGATGGCGGATTCAAACGGCATTCGCCTTCATCTGAAAGATCAAAGCTCTTCCAATACTTGCACTTCTCGCAGGTCATACTTCGTTCTCCTTTCTAAAGATGCGCTTGATCAAACGGATCAGGCGCGTGGTCCATGGTACTCGATACCGGATGCTTGGGTAGGGGATGTAGTCATCTTTTTTCACATATCCTCCGCTTCGATTTCTTCTTCCAGCATCAGCCGTGAACTTTCTTCCATCGCATCGAGGATGTTGGTTCGGCGGTTTCTGCTGGTCTTGGGGTTTATCACATCAACGAATACGCCGAGGATGTCGATTTGCTGCGGCAGGCCATGCTCAGGCATCTCCGGCAGGATTTCATAGACGATCTCGGCCTCGACGTTGACGAGGGTTCTGTATTTACGGACGGTTGACTGCACGACGGGCCTCCTCTTCTTGAGCTTCTTCTTCCTGCTGCTTTTGCAGTAGTTCGTTGAAGCGTTCTTCGATCAGCATCATCGTGACGCTACCGATGGTATAGCGGTAATACTCACAGAGCTCACGCAGCATTGCGTAATGCTCAGAGCGAATGGTCACGGTGGACCAACGCACATTGTCCGGTCGCTGGGATGGCGACTTAGGAATGTTTTTAAGGCTGGCCCGCGGCTTTCTGCGGTAGCCATATCGCTTCTTGGCTGGCATCAATCTCTCCTTTCTCAACTGTCTGGAACGCAATGTATCGTAAACATCTTAAGACTGTCAACACCCTCTAGAAAATAAAAAAGCCCCGGCTTTAGGGGCCGGGGCAATACCTGGAGGTAGAGATATGAAACTCAAGCAACAAAGACCACCGAGGAGTAGTCAGGACGGATTATAGCATCGAATGCCCCCAAGAGTCCCCCATCTCCACGTCCACCACGGACGGAACGACAAGGGGTGTCGCGTTGGCCATGATCCGTGCAGCTTCTTCCGCCTCTTCGCGATTGTTGACGCTGAGTGCGATTTCATCGTGGATCTGCAGAAGCATTTTGAAACCTGCTTTGT